GCAGCTTGGCATGTACCCGGTGGACGACCCGCAAGGCTTGCGCAACCCCCGCCCTGACAGCAGCTACCTTCAGTCCGGTCTCTTGGCCGATGGTGAGCCGGGTGGCGGCAGTCGGGACATTTTCTGGGGCTGGAACCCAGTGGGCGGCGCAGCACAATTTGATGAGTTGCTGACGCCAAATCCCTTGGTTTTGGACGTGGAAGTCGGTATAGTCACGATTGTTGTAACGTAAGGAGCCAACATGGCAACCAAGAAACACTCTGATGTGAAGATGGACAAGAAAGTGGTCAAGGCCGCAGTGCATAAGCATGAGCGTTCCAAACACCCCGGCAAGCCCCTGACCAAGCTCAAAGCTGGCGGCATGCCCAAGAAACCCATGAAAGGTTGATATGCAAAACACTCCAGTTAAAACCGTGCCGATCGTTCCAAACAACAACGGCTACCCCAATAACATACCCAACACGCAAACCGTGAAGACCCGTGGCACTGGCTGCGCCACCAAGGGTACGAACTCGAGCAAGAAACTCGCATGAACTACGCCCAGCTCAGCGCCCAAATTCAGGCGTACCTTGAGAACACGTTCCCCGACACTTTGACGTGGGACGGTCAGACTGTCACATCCAAAGACCAGATCGACACGTTCATCAAGCAAGCTGAGCAGCGTATTTTCAACACGGTCCAGTTCCCCTCGATTCGCAAGAACGTGACGGGCACGCTAACGGCCAACAACAAGTACCTGTCCTCGCCATCCGACTTCTTGTCGGTGTATTCGATGGCAGTGATTGATGCCACTGGGCGCTACGAGTACCTGCTCAACAAGGATGTGAACTTCATCCGTCAGGCGTACCCCAACCCCACGAGCACCGGCATCCCTCAGTACTACGCTCTGTTTGGCCCGACCACGACCAACAACAACCCGCCCGTCATCACCAATGAGCTGAGTTTCATGATGGGGCCTACGCCCGATGCGGCGTACAGTGTTGAGCTGCACTACTTCTATTACCCCACCTCGATCGTTGAGGCTGGTACGACTTGGTTGGGCGACAACTTTGACTCCGTGCTGCTGTACGGAGCTCTGGTTGAGGCTGCGATCTTCATGAAGATTGACGCACAGACCGAGGGTCTTGTGTTCGACACCAAGTACAAGGAAGCATTGGCGCTGGCTAAGAGATTAGGGGATGGGCTCGAAAGGTCCGACAGTTATAGAAATGGCCAGTACCGGCAAGCTGTAACATGACGCGATACACCAGACAAGAAGCCAAAGCGCTAGGGTTGCCAACATGTTTTGGCAGTCCTTGCAAAACGCATCCGGAGTTGGATGGGTGTCGTTATGTGTCTGGGGCTTGCGTAGAGTGCGCCAAGCAGAATTTGCGGAAGAGCCGAGCATCTGACCCCGAACGTACACGGGCGCAGCAACAGAAAGATCGCCAAAAATACATGGCAGACCCGGTGAGTGCACAGAAAAAGCGTGATCGGGATGTTGAATATCGCGCCAAAAACCGCGAAAAATGTGCGGAAATCATCAAGGCGTGGTCAGCCAAGAACCCAGAAAAGGTTCGCGAGTACGCACGCAAGACCAAGCTAAAAAATGCTGAGACGATCCGTATGAAGGGCGTCCGCTACCGGCTTGAAAACCCCGAAAAGCGCAAGCAAACAACCCGCAATTGGCGACAGAACAACAAACACCTCGTGGCTGCTGCTCAGCAACGGCGGCATGCGGCAGAATTGAAGCGTACCCCCGGCTGGCTTTCAGATGACGACCATTGGGTCATGCAGCAGGCATACGAGATTGCATCGGTACGGGCAAAACTCTTCGGTTTCCCTTGGCATGTGGACCATATAATCCCCCTACAAGGCAGGCGCGTGTCTGGTTTGCATGTGCCCTTGAACTTGCAGGTCATACCGGGGGTTGAGAATATGCGGAAACTGAATAAATTTGAGGTCACGGCATGATCACCCAAACCGCAACCACCTCGTTCAAGGCTGACCTGCTTAAAGCAGTTCACGACTTCAACACCGACACGTTTAAACTGGCGCTCTACTTGGCCACTGCCGATCTGGGTGCGAACACCACGGTGTATGGCACGGCCGGCGAGACCTCTGGCACTGGGTATGTGGCCGGTGGCAACACCCTGACGGGTGTGTCGGTCAATGACGCTGGTTTCGTGACGTTCACCAACACTTCTTGGAACCCTGCTGCGTTCACCGCACGGGGTGCCCTCATCTACAATAGCACCAAGTCGAACAAGGCTGTGGCGGTTTTGGACTTTGGTTCCGACAAGACCGCAACCAACACGTTTCTGGTGCAGATGCCCGCCAACACAGCGACCAGTGCGCTGATCCGATTTTCCTGATAGGAGCTTGAAATGAGCATTGAAAAAGTCAAAGCTGGTGGCGTGTTCACCGTGCAGTGTTTCGACAGCGAGGGCAACCTCAAGTGGGAAGAGAAGAAGCACAACCTCGTGGTCAACGTCGGCCTGCAGTTCATGAACGACAAGTTCTTCAAGGGCTCCTCGTATACCGCTGCTTGGTACTTTGGCCTGTACGGCGCTGCTGCTTCGAACAACCCCGCTGCTGGCGACACCATGGCCTCCCACGCCGGCTGGACGGAAGTCACGGCATACTCGGAAGCCACCCGCCCCGCAGCCACGTTTGGCACCCCCACCACGGCTGATCCATCGGTGATCAGTAACTCGTCTTCTGTGGCAGTGTTCAGCATCAACGGCACCACGACCGTTGGCGGCGCGTTCCTTACCACGGACAACACCAAGGGTGGCACTTCCGGCACGCTGTTCTCGGCTTCGGACTTCCAATCCCCCGGCGATCGCTCCGTAGTCTCCGGTGACGTGATCAACCTCACGTACCAATTCAGTCTCGACGCGGCGTAATGTGTTCGCTGGAGCCCCGTTTGCAACTGCACCGTTCTCTGCCCTAAGCGGGAACGTCTTCGTCGCTGTCGTCAACGAGAGCGCGAGCGGGGCTGATTTAGTTTCTTCGCTGGCTGCATTTGCGGCCTTGACTGCTGAGTCTGCAACAGGCACCGACGAAGTTTCCACCCGTGTGGTGGTCATCTCTCTGGTCACGGAGACGGCAGCTGGCCAAGATCAGGTCAGCACCAACACATCGGTACGCTCGGCTGTGTTCGAGTCGGCCAGTGGGCTGGATACCTTCATTGGCAACGTAGCGTTTGGCGCAGCTTTCCAAGACGGCGCAACGGGACAAGACCAAGTCAGCGCGTCCCCAGAGTACCCAGCAACGATCCTTGAGAATGTTTCTGGCCAAGATGTCACGAGCACGCTGGTCAGCCTTGTGTCTCTGGTCTCCGAATCGGCCGTAGCCGAGGACATCATCAGTGCGCTCAAGGCGCAGATGGTCACGATCTTTGAGGGGGCCACAGGCACAGATCAGGCGGCGGGTAATGTCATCGTGCTGGCCAATGTGGTTGAGGCGAGCACAGGGTCCGAGACGGTTTCTGCACGTATTAACTTTGCCTCTCTGGTTTCAGAAGCTGCACAGGGTCGAGACACCGTGTCGGTGCGCACGCTCTTCAAGGTGCTCATCACTGAGCTCGGCATTGCCGAGGACAGCGTTCAAGCTGCGTTCTTGTGGAATGTCATCAATGACAGCCAGACGGTAGCGTGGCAAAATATCAGCAGTGAGACAACGCCGAGTTGGACGGCCATTTCCTCGGACGCCAATGGCGCGTGGCAAACCATTCAAAGTTCGTCCGGCGTGGTGTGGCAGAACATCGGCACGGCCGCAGAGCCAAACTGGCAAGTTATCAAAACACAGCCGTAAGGAACGCACATGGCCTTTGTTGTCAAGGATCGAGTCAAGGTCACAACGACCACCACCGGGACGGGCACGCTCACACTCGGCGCTGCTGCTGTGGGCGGCTTCCAAGATTTTTCCGTCATCGGTGACGGCAACACAACTTACTACGCCATCACGGACAGCACCAACTCCGCATGGGAAGTGGGCATCGGCGTTTACACATCCAGTGGAACAACTCTGTCGCGTGACACGGTGCTTGAGTCATCAAACGCTGGCGCACTGGTGAACTTTGCTGCTGGCTCCAAGGATGTGTTTGTGACCTACCCGGCAGAGCGTGCTGTGGTGGGAGGTATGGGCTACATCGAGAACGCCGCTACGATCACTCAAAACTCAACAATCAACGCAGGCAACAACGCCATCTCTGGTGGGCCTGTGACAATTGCGAGTGGTGTTTCTGTGACGGTGCCATCCGGTAGCCGTTGGACTGTGGTTTAAGGGGTAAGACATGCCAACAGTTATTGACGGCGATACTGGCGTAAGCCAAGTTCAAAACGGGGTGATTGTCCAAGCGGACTTGGCCTCTGGCGTGGTTGGCAATGGTCCGATCTTCAGCGCTCGTCCTACGAGCAACCAGACCATCACCTCGTCAACATGGACAAAAATTAACTTTGGTACGGAAAACTATGATTCTGCCAGCTGCTACGACACAGGCACAAGTATTTTTACGCCGAACGTGGCGGGCTACTACCAGATTTCGATTGTGTTTGGTGCGGCAACGACCGTCACCCTAATTGGACTGGCGTTGCGAAAGAATAATGCTGATTTCAGATACGGTAGCGTGATCGTTGGTTCTGGAAGTGCTTGTGCCGCAAGTTGGTCTGGCCTCGTTTACATGAATGGGACAACGGACTACCTCGACGTTTATGGCTACCTTACTGGGACTACGCCGCAAACAAACAGCAACGTGGCAGTCAACGTGTTTGAAGGCTTTTTGGCTAGGGCAGCATGATGACACTCTACGAAAAAATCATCGCCTTGTACCCGGAGCTTGATGGGTATAACTTCGCGTTTGGAGACATTCGATTGCAAAACGACAGCGATGGCCGTGGCGACTACATCGCCAAGTGGGAACACCCAACACTGCCCCGCCCAACTGAGGAGCAACTCGCATGAGCAAAGTCGCAGTAACTGGCAACATTGACGGCACCGGCACATTCACTATTGCCGCCCCCGACACAAATGCCGACAGCACGCTGACGCTTCCAGTCAACAGTGGGACATTGGGTTTTGCCGGTGTTCCACAGGCTGGCGCTACGAAGACCGGCTCTTATACCTTGGCCGTCAGCGACGTGGGGCAACTCATCCAAGTCGGAGCCGGTGGTTCAATCACCATCCCCGATGCAACCTTTGCAACGGGTGACATTGTTTCCATCTTCAACAATACGTCGGGCAGCGTCACCATCACTTGTTCAATCACCACGGCCTACATCGCCGGTGTTGATGCAGATGATGCTTCGGTGTCTTTGCTTACTCGTGGCGTGTGCTCGGTTTTGTTTGTCAGTGGGACGGTTTGCGTCATTACTGGGAACGTTGTATGACGGGGGTGGTCGCGCTTTTTGCTTCTTCAAAAAAGCGGTTTATTACTGCAACTGGCGGTACTGTAACTACATATCTGGAGAATGGAGTTACCTACCAAGTACATACATTCACAGGCTCTGGCACATTCACGGTTCTTGAAACCGGCGGCGTGTCGAACGATGTCGAGTATGTAATTATTGCGGGTGGCGCAGGTGGGGGTGGGACCACGAACACCAACGGATATACCGGCGGCGGTGGCGGTGGAGCAGGCGGATACCGATCGTCTGTCCAAGGGGAATTGTCCGGCCGCAACTCAGCGCCGCTAACCCCTGCAAATTTGACTGTCGGCGCTTATTCCGTTGTAGTTGGCGGTGGTGGTGGCGGAGGATCAACCAATACACGGGGTTCTGCCGGAGGAACTTCGTCTTTTGCTGGAGTTTCGGCAACTGGTGGTGGCGGCGGTTCAAGAGGTGACACACAAGTCGGCGGCTCTGGTGGTTCTGGGGGTGGTACGGGTTTTACTGGCGGCGCTGGCGGCGCAGGAACGGCAGATCAAGGTTTTTCCGGTGGCTCTGGTCCGGGGACATCCTCTGGTTCTGGCGGCGGTGGTGGTGCGGGTGAAGCTGGAGAAAACGGCAATAACGCAAGCGGCGCCCTCTATGATGGCGGCGATGGCGGCGATGGTATTCAGTCAAACATCACTGGAACCTTAACCTACCGCGCTGGTGGCGGCGGTGCCGGCCGAGTCAGTGGTCGCGGACCAGCCGGCGTTGGCGGTCTTGGTGGTGGCGGTACAGGTGTTGGAACCCGTACGGCAGGCGAGGAAAACACTGGTGGCGGTGGTGGTGGCGGCACAAGGGCCATCACTCAAACTGGTGCTGCCGGCGGCTCGGGCGTCGTCATCATTCGATATAGGATTGCATGATGGCTCACTTTGCACAAATTGACGAACAGGGCGCGGTGCTGACAGTTATCGTGGTCAACAACAGCGACATCTTGGACGCGAACGGCCAAGAGTCCGAAGCCATCGGCAAGCAGTTTTGCACAAGCCTACTCGGCGGCGAGTGGGTGCAGACCAGCTATAACGGCAACATGCGCAAGCAGTACGCCAGCATTGGCGGTAGTTACGATGCGGTGAACGATGTTTTCATCTCGCCAAAGCCATACCCGAGTTGGGTGCTGGACGAGAACTTTGACTGGCAAGCGCCAGTGCCGAAGCCCGGTGACGACTACGTCTGGGACGAGGATAATCAGCAGTGGGTGCAAGTGCCAACGGAGGAACCATAATGGCAAACGGAACATTGGCTGCAAGCCAGATTGAGATGCTGTCCCAAAGCGGGACGGGTATCACGACCGTCGTCCCCCCAGCGACTAACACCAACCGGACGCTAACACTGCCTGACGTTTCAGGCACGATCTCGACCAATGGCCCTGCGTTCTTTGCAAACGGGGCGACTGGCGCATCACTGACGGCCGGCGTCACTACCAAAGTAACGGCGTTTACCTCTGAGGTTTTTGACACCAACAGCAACTTTGATACCGCCAACAGTCGCTTTACTCCAACAGTCGCAGGGTATTACACAATATCTGCTTCAGTTCGCGCCGATACGGCAACAACTGTTTTGCACATTTATATCTACAAAAACGGCGCGGTTTATGCAGCTGGCGGGTTTGTATCGCTGCCATCTGCCACTGCAAATAACTCTTCAACATGCTCAACGCTTATGTACATGAATGGCTCAACAGATTACGTTGAAATCTACACTTTTTCTGGCGCATCAAACACTACAAGCACAGCTGCCGGTCAAACATGGTTTTCTGGCGTCATGGTGAGGGCCGCATAATGACACTCTATGAAAAGATTATTGCTGTTTACCCTGCATTGGTGCTTGAGGACTTTATAACCACCATCACACTGCAAAACGACAGCGATGGCTGCGGCGACTACATCGCAAAATGGGAACACCCCGTCTACCCACGTCCAACTGAGGAGCAATTGCTTCCCGCAGAAGACCAAATCGGGCAAAATACACCCATTCAGGAGTAACCGATGCCATCAACCTTTTCACCAAATTTACGGATCGAGCTGATCGGCAACGGCGACCAAGCCGGTAGCTGGGGAACCACGACCAACACGAACCTCGGCACGCTCATCGAAGACGCGATTTCGGGCTACGAGACGGTGTCAGTTACCACGGCCAATCAAGCCTTCACCTATGCTGATGGCGCAGCGGATCAATCCCGCAACGCCATGATTGCGCTGTCCACCACGACCGGCGCAGCTTTCAGCGTCTACGCACCGCCAAGCCCCAAGCAGTACGTCATCAACAACACCAGCGCATTCGCAGCCACGATCTACAACTCAACGGTTGCAGGTAACACGACGGCTGCTGGAACTGGCGTGACCATTGCGGCTGGCAAAAAGATGGTGGTGTTCTCTGATGGTGAGGATTTCTTCACGATCTACGCAGCCACGGCCGGCTTGGCTGATGAAGCCACTGCGCTGACCACCACGCTGCCAATCAACAAAGGCGGCACAAACGCTATTACAGCGGCTGCAGCCAGAACCAGTCTTGGCGTTTACACGGTACCACCCGTCAGTACCACTGGCGTATACACCCTTTTGGCAACCGATTTGGGTCAGTACGTGTCGATTAACGCCAACGTAACGGTGCCTCCAGCGGTCTTCAGTGCTGGTGATGTTGTGGTGATCTACAACAACTCGGCCAGCTCCATCTCAGTGCTGCGCGGTGCAGGGGTAACCATGTACTGGGTTGGTGGTGTAAACGGCGACCGAGCGCTGACTGCACGGGGTCTGGCCACTCTGCTGTGCGTAGGCTCCAACGTGTTCGTGATCACCGGCCAAGGGCTTGAGTAATGAGCGGCATTCTGTCCATCCTTGCCGGCGCGTCTGGTAACGACGGCTTTCAGCCAATGTCCGCCAGTGGCGGAACGATTACAGACATCACGGTATCTGGCGTTCCGTACCGCGTCCACACATTTACATCGTCAGGCGACTTTGTTGTTACGAGCTTGGGTGACTCTGTCGGAAACGTAGAGTACTTGGTTGTTGCTGGTGGCGCTGGTGGAGGCGGTGTTTTTGGTAGTCGTTTTGCAGGCGCTGGCGGTGGCGCTGGCGGTGTCACAAGTTCGTCCGCAGTTGTTACGGCAACCACTTTCCCTGTTGTGGTTGGTTCTGGCGGTGCCGGAGGGGCCACGATTGATGGGAATATACGTCGTGGTTACAACGGTGGAAACTCGTCTATTTTTGGCACAACGGCGATTGGTGGCGGAGGAGGAGGCTCGGAAGACTTGGCTCCAAACTCTGGCGGCTCGGGTGGCGGCGCTTCACGCAATCACTCTGGGGCAAGCGGTACCGCAGGTCAAGGCAATTCGGGCGGCACCGGAAGTAGCTACGTTTTAGGCGATGGACTTACGCGAGGCACTTGCGGCGGTGGCGGTGGAGCAGCCGGAAACGGTGGAAACGCGAGTGGAACCACTGGGGGCAATGGCGGCGCTGGCGTTGGCAACACATTACGCACAGGCTCAACTCAATACTATGGCGGCGGTGGTGGCGGTGGGTCTGGCGGCTCCGGTGGCTCCGGCGGAATTGGCGGCGGCGGCAGTACAGCTCCGGGCAGCAGTGCGGGGGCTGGCACAGCAAATACAGGCGGCGGCGGTGCGGGCTGTTCTGTTGCGGGTGGAACCCTAGGCGGCGCTGGCGGCTCTGGTATCGTCGTAGTGCGCTACCCACTCGTGCGTCTTGGCATGGTTGCTACGGGCGGCGATGTCACAACTTACACCTCCGGCGGTTACGTCTACAAGTCCCACACCTTCCTCTCCAGCAGCGACTTCAGCGTGGTCGAGCTTGGCGCTCTTGGTGGCGCAGTTGACTACATGGTTGTCGCAGGCGGCGGCGGTGGCGGTGGGCGAGGCGGTGGTGGTGGTGCTGGCGGCATGCTCACGGGCGCTACAACCGTCACGCCATTCACCTACCCGGTGGTCATTGGCTCCGGTGGTCTTGGCACCATACAGGGCGTTCGAGACTCTGCAAACGGTGGTAATTCATCGGCCCTGAGCATTACAGCCACAGGC